AGATAAGCTCATTTGAAAGGCAACTGGAGGAATGGGATAGAAAGCAAAATGCAGTGGACTACAAAGAGCTATCCGAGAAGTTACAGGAAGCATTGGCTAAGTCGTATGTGGAAGCAGACGCTCTAAACAAAACGATTGCCAATCTAAACCGAGAGATCCATGCCAGAGACATCATCATTACCTACTTGGAAATCCGTAAGGTATGAAGACCATTAACTTTGAAGGCGTGAAGGTAGCCCTCAAACAGGATAAGACTGGCTATGTTCTTACCCTATCCATGCACCCCGATGACATCCCAGAGGAGTTACTACGGGATTACGTTGGGGCGCGGTATCAGGTAGTCATGGTCAGGATTGATGGTAATGAGGCTCCGATGGATAGGCAGGCTGAGTTTGATGGCGATAAAGCCATTCGCATAGCTGGTTTACTTTGCCGAGATCCTAAGTTTTGGAAATTCCTGTTTGAAGATTCTCAGATATGGGAGGAGGATGAAGAGTCCTGCACCAGCTGGTTACGGGATTATTTGACCGTTGAATCCCGCTCTGAACTTAAAACAAACGAAGAAGCTCGTACTAGATTAAAGAAAATACTGAAGGAATACAACGCATGGACACAAAAAAGCTAGTCCCCTACTCGGTATATATACCAGTAGATATGCACTCTAAGCTCAAGGAAGCTGCCAAAAGTCGTAAGGCATCCGTCTTGATTCGAGATGCTATCACCATGATTTTAGAGGGGAACGATGCGTACACCAGTGGCTATAACAAAGCCGTTAAAGACGCAGCGCAGCTCATCTACGATTGCCCAGAAGCCCAATATATTGCCATTAAAGGTAGAGATCTAGGCTCAATCTTAACTGAGCAAATTGAATCATTGGAGATAAAGAAATGAACGATCAAGATCTAAGAGATTGCTTTGCTATGTTTGCGATGAACGGAATGTTATCTAGCGGTCTTAGGGACTACTCCGTAGCAAAAACTGCATACGAGATGGCAGACGCCATGCTTGAAGCTCGCAAACCAGAAACAACAGTCGGTCTACCCGCTATTAAGCGCAAAAGAACTAAATAACTGAAAGGTAACAAATGTTAGAAAACGTAGAAGCAATCGAGCCAAAGAAACCCGCTAAGTTATTTATAGCTACACCAATGTATGGTGGTATGTGCGTAGGCGGCTACACCATGGGTATTCTTAACTGTGTGCAGACGTTTCAACCACGCAATATCCAAATGTATTACTCGTACATGATGAATGAGTCTTTGATTACCCGTGCTCGTAACGGTATGGCTTATGACTTTATGCAGTCAGATGCTACACACCTGATGTTTATTGATGCGGACATTAGCTTTGACCCAAAAGACATCGTGCGTATGATTGACGCAGACAAAGACATTATCTGCGGTTTGTACCCCAAGAAAGAAATCAACTGGCAGTTAGTATCCGATGCAGTCAAGAAGGGTGTGGACTACAAAGACTTACCCAACTACACAGGCTCGTTTGTGGTGAACTTAGTTGGGGGTGTACACGAAACAACAGGCAGTATCAATGAGCCGATGGAGATTGACAACGGCGGTACAGGCTTTATGTTAATTAAACGTGAGGTGTTTGAAACACTTAAACCTACTGTGCCAACGTATACCAACGACATGATTCTGATTGTAGATAAGAACCCAGTCAAGAAGATCATCCATGAATACTTTGCCACCAGTATTGACGAGGTATCCAACCGTCTACTCTCAGAGGACTACCACTTCTGCAAGATTGCACGTCAGCAGGGTTATAAAGTCTATGCCGCACCTTGGGCAAATCTAACCCATAGCGGTACGTATAACTTTAGCGGTACTTTACCAAGGAGTTAAGATGACCATCAAGCCATTAGCCTACATCAATGTAGAAGAACGTAAGCTAGAGTGGGCAGAGCCTATAACATGGCATACACCAACCATAGCGCAGATGGATAAAGTTCCACTCTACACCCATCCAGCAAGGGAATCAAAAGCAAAAGACAGGTTTTCAAACTATGAATCAATCTGCCTACAATGTGGCACAACCATCTACAAGCCAGCGTTTAAGACACTAACAGATGAGCAGATAAATTGGTTTGCTAAAGCATACACAGACCGCAAAGGTAAGTTAAACACAATTGATTTTGCTAGAGCAATACTAAGAAAGGCTCAAGAGAAATGACATTCCTAGTCGCTAACATCCCGCCAGTTAAATGCTTTGTGCGCAGGGAGTTTCTCTATAATCACGAGAAGGGACATGGAGAACTAGAGCCTTGTGTGTGGATGACTGCCAAGGCAATCAAGGGTCAAGCGTTTCGTATCGAGTCGATGCTAACTAACTACGGGGCGTTGTACGACAAGCTACCAATCCATGCCTATGTATGGAAAGAAGTAGCCGAGCCGCTACCCTTAGACCATCTACAGATATGGGACTGCCTATCCTACGATATGGCGGTAATTGAGAAGTCAAATCTACGCGGTCTGAAGGTTAAGTTCTTTGGCAAGGACAAACAGTTTCACTTTGGTAATTACTTATTTACCATTGACTTTGCCAGCCCTGATGCAAACCGCCTAGATACTAGCTTTAGTGAGGGTGTCGAGGAACATAAGTCGTACAACTTTATTAAGCTGGATAATGGGCAATTTGCCTGCCAACCCAATAACCGTTGCCTTTGGTATGACGTATCGCTGGTTCCTGCCGTACTCAAAATACCAGACTTTAAGATACCCACAGAGATTTATAGCGTAGAGAACCATGCCAAATGGAGCGCCAAAGACGAGTGGTTTTATAACTTTGAGGAGATTAAAAGAGATGAATAAACTAATACAAGAGGAAAACGGCAGCGTAACCATTAACGTAGAGCCTATCCCGTTTGCTGGGATGGTAACAATCATCGAGCCAGCCGAGGCTAATGTTGCCAATAAGCGTTATTGCACCAGCTGCCAGGTCATGCGACCAGCAGACTACGGCAAGATGATTCAGGCGGGCAAGATTAACAGGTGGAAGTGTACGGCCTGTTTTGAGCGGATCAACACACCTAGATATTCTACAAAAAACAGGAGTAAATAATGTTACCTAATTGCCAACTAATAAAAGTTGATGGAACCCAGTTTCTAGTATTTAATGGCAGTGATCTCATATCGAATCACCTAAAGAAGGAGCTGTACGAAAACGATATACACCAGCTGGCCTTGAAGCTGCTTATAAACGAGCCAAGTGGCACGGTTTTGGACATTGGAGCCAATCTTGGAACATTTTGCGTACCTTTGGCACGTAAGATTCCCAAGTTAAAGTTCCATGCCTTTGAACCACAGCGGATTATTAACTACCAGCTCTGCGCCAATATCATCATTAACAGCTTAGACAATGTTTACACATATGAGTTAGCCCTATCTAATAAGGACGATCAGCTTAACCTTGTCATGCCTGATTACGCCAAAGAGACTAATATCGGCGCCTTTAGTATTGACACGGAAGTCCGCAGTAATGAGTACGAATGCGCTACAACCAGCGTTACCAATAAGATTGACTTAGTACCGCTGGATTTCTTTGCCTTTAGCGATGTCAAGTTAATCAAGATTGACGTAGAAGGCCATGAGCTAGAAGTCTTGCAAGGCGGCTTAGAAACCATCAAAGCCAACAATTACCCGCCTATTATCTTTGAAGCCTGGACATGGAAGCCATGGTATCAAGAGAAACGTAAAGCCTTGCTTGACTACCTTGAGGGGCTGGGCTATCAAATACAGCAGCTCGGCGAGAACAATCTGGCAAAGCATCCTAAATATGAGTCAAATCATCTACCGAAATAAGGCGCTGCTGGAGCTGGTTCGCCAGTCTCCATGCCAAGCCTGTGGAAATCAGGATGGTACGGTGGTGGCTGCGCACTCTAATCAGCTGCGGGACGGCAAGGGCAGAGGGCTGAAAGCGCATGATTACCGCATTGCAGCATTATGTTACCGTTGCCATATGGAACTAGATCAGGGAACCAAGATGTCCAAGGCCGAGCGGGTCGAGTCCTGGGAAGAGGCGCACCGCGGCACGATAGGCTGGCTCTTCGAAAACGGCCATATTGACGTAAAATAGAGACGACCACATAATGGTAGCTGCAATACGCATGGCAATTGGGTAAATCATTAAGTGATGACGATCCAGACAATGTTCCAGTTGCCAGCCGTATTGGTAGACTCCCATAGAGTCCTATAGAGTGCCATAGAGTATCAATAAAACCACTACCTGTAGACAAATTTAGACATGTCATGGTATATTTAGTACACCAGTCTTTACTGGTGCACATTTTTTCCTCTCCTAGCAGACTGGTTCTTGTGCAAAGCAAGCCCTCGGTGAACACACTCACCCCAAAACCCCTAGCCTAAAAACTAGGGGTTTTCCTTTTGTAAATAATTGTTGCAAAACTATTTCTGTTCGGTTAACCTAATCGGGCTAGGAGTTTTATGGAAAAAATGTGATGGCATTCTTGCCTTCATCTTTTCTGTAAGACCCCCAAGCTACACCACTCAGGTCGGATCTTAAACGACAGCTGCGTGGGAAGAACTCCTACTGTGGGATAAGACTTGAAACAGGAGAAAGGGTGGCGAAGCCAGAGCCCTAAGTCGAACGTCTGGCGGGTGCTGTGGCTCCGAAAAGCAACAGTTGAAGGCATCTAGGATAGGCTAGGTGCGTTCACCAAAAAGCAACCGTCAATCAGAGTTACTGTAGTAAGGAGTTACTGGGGGGTGGCATCCCCATTTTTGAAACCAAGGAGAAAAAGTGAAGAAGCTAAACATACTAACCATCCGCACTGACGGCGGTACACAACCACGGTTAGAGCTGGATCAAGAGTTAGTCAAGGACTATGCGGAAAAGATGCGTGATGGCGCTGTATTTCCACCGATTGTAGTATTCAATGATGGTTCTGAGAATTGGCTGGCAGACGGATTTACCCGTTTCTTTGCCACCAAATCAAACGGCGGCACAAGCATTGAAGCAGAAGTCCGACAGGGCACACTGCGTGAAGCCAAGATGTACGCACGAAAGGCAAATAACAAACAAGGCAGACCGCTTACCAGCAACGACATTCGTGTCATTCTGCTGGATATGTTTGCTGACGAGGAATACGGCACATGGTCAAACAATAAGTTTGCCAAAGAGTTAGACCTTTCCAGCATGACAGTCGGTAGGGCTCGTGTCGCATACCAAGAGCAGTCCAAAACACCGAAACAACCAGTGAGTTACACGGATAAGCATGGCAACAAAAAGACCATGAACACCAAGAACATTGGCAAGAAAAAAAAGGAAAGGCCAACCACCAAGCCCGATCACAGCACTGGCGCATTAGATCCGTCTTCTGAGCTGACCCAAAAGGTCAATGAGTTATCCACCACAGTAACCACACTGGCAGAGGAAAACACGGCTCTACGGGATCAAATCGCAATCGGTCAATGGGATGCTACCGAAATAGAAAAGGTAGATGCTGAAGAGACGATTAAAGAGCTGCGTGAGCAAATCCGAGTGCAGGAGATTGAGATCAAATCATTGCGTGAGAGCAGAGATATGTATCAGAACCGCAACGCAGAGTTAATGCGCTCACTTAAATCAGCCAATGCCAAGTTAAAGAAACTAGAGGGTTAATTACCCAGCCCAAGTTAGGGGGGAATCCTGACAGTTAGGAGTATCAATGCAGTCATTAGAGTTAAGGGAGCACCAAATACAAGTGGTGAACTCCCTCCGAGAGGGATTTAAGCGTGGGCATCGGTCGCAACTGCTTTATGCACCGACTGGGTTTGGTAAGACTGAGGTAGCGATTTACTTAATGCAGGCTACTTCAGACAACTACAAGAAGGCATCTATGGTGCTGGATCGTGTTGTTTTGGTAGACCAAACCAGCATTCGCCTCAGTAAATACGGCATCGACCACGGAGTATTTCAAGCAGATCACTGGAAGTTTGACAGGCAGAACCGCATTCAAGTGTGTTCTGCCCAAACCCTAGAACGTAGGGCAGACTTTCCAGAGGTGGATTTACTCATCGTAGACGAGTGTCACATCGCCAGGAAGCAGACCTCAGCCTTCATCAAGAACAACCCGCACATCAAAGTCATCGGACTGACCGCAACCCCTTTTACTGACGGGCTCGGAGACCTTTACAGTAATGTAGTCTGCGGCGCAACCACGGATGATTTAGTCAATCGTAAATGGCTTACACCCCTTAAAGTCTACATAGCCAAAGAGATTGACATGACTGGCGTTAAGAAGGTCGCTGGTGAATGGTCGCAGGATGCAGTAACCGAGCGCGGCATGAAGATCACAGGCGATATTGTGGATGAATGGATTAAGAAAACCCATGAGATCTACGGCAAACCCATGAAAACGATTGTCTTTTGCTCAGGTGTAGCCCACGGAGCAGACCTTGTGGAGCAGTTTGCCAATCGTGGCTATAACTTTGTTTCGATATCCTACAAAGACGACAGTGAATTTAAGAGGGCAGCCATCGAGGATTTTGCGAAACCTGATACCGAGATCAATGGACTCATAGCCACTGACATCCTGACAAGGGGGTTTGATGTGTCTGACGTAATGATTGGGGTGTCGGCAAGACCATTCTCGAAGTCGCTTTCCTCCCACATCCAGCAAATGGGCAGGGTTATGCGCCCTCACGAAGGCAAAGAGTTTGCTTTGTGGCTAGACCATTCAGGAAACTATGTTCGGTTCAGGGAAGACTGGGATCAAGTGTACGAAGATGGGGTGCGATCCCTCAAGGGTGTTAGCGAGAAGACCAAAAAAGAACCCACAGAAAAGGAAAAGACCGAATCTAAATGCCCTTCTTGTGGATATTTATGGCCTAAGAACAGCGATACCTGCCCTGCGTGTGGTCATGTACGCAAGAGAATGAACTTAGTCGATCATGTGGCAGGCGAACTGGTCGAACTCGTATCAGGACTAAAGGTGAAGAAGGATGACAAGCAGATCTTCTACTCTGAACTACTGTATATCGCCAAGGAACAGGAATACAACCCCCACTGGGCTAGTCACAAGTACCGAGAGAAGTTTGGTGTATGGCCTAAAGGTTTAGACGCAAAAGAAGTCCCACCATCCATTGCTACCCAAAAGTGGGTTAGATCCCAGATGATTCGCTGGGCAAGAAAAAACGATAAAGGAACAAGAGCATGAGAGTCAAACTCTTTGGGATACGGTTTATCTTTGAAGTAAAAAGCTGGCGTCCTTTGATAATTATGTGTGGATATATCACAAAGGAAGACAAATGAGGTTTGAGGACTTTGCACGAACTCACGGCCTGATTCTGAACAATGTCACTCCGTTTAAGTGGATGTCCACTCCAACAGTAGATCATCCACACAAAAGGAACGGCAGGTATAAGTTTATGGGGGATGTAGGCTGGGTACAGAACTGGGCAACCATGGAAAAGCCCACGATGTGGCGAGATTCAGGGAATTATGCCCCTTCCACACAATTTCAAAAACTTCGAGAAAGTGAAGATAAAAAACGCAAAGATTTGACGGAACGGGCATCAGCAAAAGCGGGATGGATTATGCATCAAACCCAACTTATGCACCATCCCTATCTTGCGAAAAAGGGTTTCCCTGATGAAATGATGCCAGTGTGGAACACTCCTGAAGGCGAAGGCAAGTTAGTCGTAGCCATGCGTAGGGAGGGTCGCATGGTAGGTTGCCAACTCATCAATAACGAGGGGGATAAGAAGTTTCTCTATGGTCAGCAAACCAAGGGTGCAACCTTCACCTTTGACGCAAAAGGCATTCCAATCTTTTGTGAGGGACTTGCGACTGGCTTGTCGATTCAGTCCGTAATGCGAGCAAACAAGATGCGATACACAATCCATGTGTGCTTTAGTGCAGGCAACTTGAAGGAGGTAGCGAGGTCTATTCCCAATGGGATAGTCGTTGCTGATAACGATTCCAGTGGTGTCGGCGAAGACATTGCCAAACAGACAGGCAAGCCGTACTGGATCTCGCATACAGTCGGTCATGATTTCAATGATGACTATTTGGCTCATGGTATGTTCAAAATGGCATTATCCCTTAAAAAGGTGCTGATTCAGAATAGATAGTAATAGAAAAACCCCCAGTCAGACTGCACTGGGGGCTTCATTTACTGCTAGGTAAATCTTACTTAGGTTCTTCTTCCTTGCTATCGAACTCTTTTATATCTTCCAAAAGGATTTCTACTCGGTCGTTCCACAACTGTGAATTTACCGAATCAGGGAAGGTTACTAGGTGTTCCTTGATCAATTCAATAATGCTTTTAATCATTTGGATCAACCTCATCTAATCCGTAAACCTCAACTATTTCCCAATTATTTACATCTTTTGGATTAGCCACATCCATTGCATATTCTTCAGGATCTTCACCATTTGGCACATCCACCTCAACATAAGTCGTGCCAGTAAATTTGACACTCATTCCGTATCTACGCATGGTATTCCTCCTTACATTCAATAATTTCTACTGTTTCGTTATCTTCCAATACCTGCTTTATTACATTTGGTAGCCAATCAGTAGGCGGTGCATCTGTATCTGCAATGGTTATTTCCATCACAACTTTGTATTTAAGCATCTTCTTCCCCCATAACATAAACCTCTTGGTGGATTTCTTTGATAACTTCATTTTCATACTTATCAGCACAATATTCAATTACATCTTGAACAGTGTATTGACTTACATGGATTGTTCTGCCTGATACAAAATTTACCATGTAAACATTTTCGTGGTCTGAGTCATAACTCATTTTCTTCCTCCTCAATTAGATCGGCTTCTTCGCAGACAAATTCAAGGGCAGGGTCAATGTATAGTTCCCCATTCTTGAAGGCTTCGTATGCTTTCCATTCAGCATCTTTAGCGTTCTCGCCCTCTACCTCTACATACTCTTGACAAGTAATTAAAACGGCATATTTAGGCATCTTCTGTCTCCATGTATTCTTCCCAGTCCGCATAAGAATCAGCAATAAACATCTCTTCATTTATATCTTTAGGGATGTTCTCTTCAATCCACTGCACTGGTGAACCCTTCTCAGGAAAGTCAAGGGTATAACCTTCCTCCTCCCCATCTTCCCATCTGCCACAGAATCCCACACCCCCCTCAAAGTAATAGGCTCGAATGGAGTAGCCCATTTCACTCAGTTTGGCATACGCATCAGTGGGTGGAGACCAAGCAGACTGGAAGTTTACGAACATATCGTGATCCCCACTTAACTCTGCTTTATCTTGATGATCTTCCCATCCAATGTCCCACTTTGTTCCCCAGTTTTGAACTCGCCAGTCCCACCATGCTTGCTCAGGATCAACAAAATCAGGTTGAGGATTGCCTGTTATATGACTGGTGTCAAAGGTAGGCTTGACCTTAACTGTCGTGTAGTCAGGCTCAGGCACAAGGGCAGATAAAAACTTACCACTGTTCCAAGCGGTAAGGGCTTTCGTCATCATCTCTTTGTCAGGATGACTGATATACATATTGTTATCGCACCAATTAGGCATTTTGAACCTCCTCTAAACTACCTTCATAAAATTCCCAGTCAGTATCATAGGGATCGTTTTCAACACTAGCCTCGGAAATTAAGTCTTTTGCTTCATCAGCATCTTGGGCTAAAACATCTATTTCAAAGTATTCTTTTTTGATTAAAACTCCACTGTATCTAGGCATGGTCATGCTCCTCTTTAAATGTGATTTGTTTGGTATCAGGTGTCCAACTAACATCAGCCCAAACTTTGCCGTTGAATGACATATAGCCAACTACTTGACCATCAAATACCAGTGGGGGATTCATCCAGTTACCACCACCGATATCGTTATCGCCAATCCAGTCCTGCACCATATCCCGAATCTCGGCATAGGTGTTGGCTCTTAAAGTCTTAGCCCGAACCCCATATGGGGGCTTGTTTGGATTCTGCCCACGATCAGGATTGCCACAAACCATTGTCTTTATCTCAAACTGTTTCATTGCTTCTCCAGTAGGTCGTTGGTGATTTGGTTAAAAAACTGTTTGTCGATTGAATCCTTAATACGCATCTCCGTTGTTTGGGCATCAGCCAAAACAGTGTCATCAGCCTGAACCCCTTCAAAATGCTTAACTTCAGCAAGGTGTATTGCTTCCTCGATGTTCTTGGCTTCTACTGCATACTCGTAAACCCAATACTGGGTTTCATTCACTTGAACTGTATATTTCATGGTTAGCCCCTTACCAACTGGATTGATAGTAAAACTCAAAAGACTGAGGTAATTCCAATGCCTTTTCAATGCCCTCAATGGTGTCTTTTAAGTCTTGGAAATACCACTCGTCTTTCTCATACGAACCGAAAAAGAATCCTGCGGTAGGCTCTAATACTTCGTGGTCAGGCTTGTCCAATGCTTCATGGCACAACTCGACCAACTCCTGCAACTGCTCTCTCGATACATAGTATTCTTTGCAGTTATCTTCACCCCCTTGGCATCGCCTTACAAACCACCCATGAATAGCGTTTGCCTTTCTCCATCCCATTGCTTCGATGGATATTTCTTTGGCAACAAAACTAGCACCATGAAAGCGTTTGCTCTTATCGCTTGGGATGCCCAGTAATTCGTTAATCCCATCAGAGATAGGCTCATCAGCATCTCTATACAAATAGCGTTTAGCACTTAAATACATATCTAATCCCATTACATTCTCCTAGCAGAGTTAAATTAAATGATTACCGAAATGGCAATCCCAATGCCCATCAGGGCATCAGGATTACAGCACTTCTTCTTCAATGCTTGTAATTACAAATCCATCACTCACAATCAAACCCTCCTCCAAAGGCTCTCCATCCATGTAAAAGAAAATGGATTGATCCTCATGATCTTCTACTTCATCCCATGAACCGAGGGCTATCTTGACTGGCATTAAATCTACCTGCCGAGCAGTCGGATCATCAGGTAGCCAAAACCCAGTGCAACTTTTGGTTTGGTATTTCATAAGTCCCCCATAGATATTAGATAAATTGCGTAGCCCACCACATAGGCGGTATATAGAAGCCCGATAAACAAAAGGGCATTGAAAATCCATTCATGTTTGTTGAACATTACTCGTTTTCCTCCCACAGGCAGGGATCAACCAATCTCTGCCCAAAAGCATTAAACAACTGCCCACAATCGCAGGCAACATCCTCGCCTGAACCATCCGAACAGACTTTTTTACTGCACTGGCACTTCCATTCTTTCCAAAGGATGCGACCAGTTTCTTGACATTCAATGATTCTCATATTGCAGTCTCCTTTACCCAAACTCGCATTTCGCCACGAACACACGCATACCCTTGTTTGCGACTAAGACCATGCCAAGAGATAAATGAATCAATCCACTCATGGCATTCTTCCCAAGACTGGCAAAAATGCTCACCCAATCTTTGGCTATTCGATCCTACGACTATGGCAACCATTATTCGAAGTCCTCCGTAACAATGACATCAAACTTACGCAACAGGGCAATCGCCTTATCAGACAGGCACATCACTCCGTCATAGTCCGACAGGGAACGGATGCCGAACTGGTCAATCGTGAACCACAGACCAATATGCTCAAACCCAACATCCTCAATGTCCCACTCAATGAACCCAGTCGCATCATCATTGAAATACAACTCCATTGTGGATTCGTGTGTCCCGATATCCCTCTCACCCCAACTGCCCTCCATAATCAAAGGGCAGGTAAAGGTTTCTTTCCCGATAAAGTATGTAGCCATGATCAATACTCCGAGCAAAGCATCAGCACATCATCAGTCAGGAAAAACTCATAGACCCCATCAGGGCAGTCGGTAAATTCAATCGGCTTTTGATACAGTCGGCTTATGTCCCCATCCTCAACTATGATCTCTGCCTTACCATCCTTCGCAGTCAGGTAAATGGTCATAAAAGGGTATTTTTCGTTGAATGGGTAAATCTCGGTGGCAACAATGTCCAAGAACCAAAATGCACCTGCTTGCTCGGCAAAGTATTGCACCCCATCCGTGTGCTTGAGATGCTGACCAAATGCAAAACCAAAGGCGGATGTCTTATGGTATTGCTCTGTTCCGTAGAACTGGCTTAAATCAATTGTTTTCATTTTCATCCTCGTCTGCTGGGTCTGTATCAATAGTGATGTGACCGAATCGTAATTTGCCCGAACCATCATCAATGCACAGGGTATCTTTAGAAAAATTCACAACCTCATGACCTGACAAGTCTTCCAACAACTCTACTGGCACAAGTCCCAGTAGTCCTGCATCAACCCCATACTCATTGCCATCCGTGCCACGATAGCAACCATCGCCCCACTTAGTGCCAAATGCCAATACTGAAAACTTCTGCATCCCATCCTTCACATAACCGATAGGGCTTTCAAAGTAATTGCAGGTTTCCAACAGGGGAAGCCAGTCCTTATCAGGCACGGCATAGCAGGGATCACCAATTACATAACTGCCTTTTGGCACTACCACTTCAACTCGTTTAATTTCCATTTCAACTCCTAGCAGGTTTGTCAAATATTGGCTCTCGCCAATTTCGGGGATTGACCCCATCATCAGTTTGACTCGTAATAATCGGGCATCAGGATGCGTTTTAATTCCTCGACTGATTTGCCAGTCATACGGCTCAACTGGGCAAGAGTCAGGTCAGGGTGTGAGTCGTAAAGATCCCATATTTCAGCGTCAGTCATAAACATAATTAGATTCCTCTATAGTTATCAGGGTTATATTCCCGTTGATGACCTGCATAATCAACGGCTTTGTATTCAGCAATTTCAACATTCGCAGGGATGACCTGCAACCCAGTTAATTGCTCGACACGGCAGGCAGTCAGGACACTAACAATCATGGTGTAAAGACAATCATCGTCAGCCCTAACATCCAGTAAAACTGAGGTTTGGCGGTCAGTAGTGCTAATCAATCGACCCATCTCCCCAGTCCACACAAGCAGACCATCCTCGGTGGAAGATGGATCATTGAGGTCAGCAATGCTATGGTCAGCAAGGGCAACAGCATTGGTGTCATCATCGTGGAACAGGTAGTGCGAAAAGCATTTTCTTGCTTCGATTTTGTTGGTCAGTTCAAACATTTATTTCCCCTTAGAATGTTTTAACCCAAATTCGGGCATTGTCGGCTAGGTCATACAGGTCAGCCAAGATGAAATCAACCTCGGCAGTATCGTCAGCGTAGGATAGGCTTTCAGCGATTTCCTCTAAATCACTGGTGATATCGTTGCGGTCAGCCCAAGACTGGTTTGCTTCAATGAACTTAGTAATGCGATTAGATGCCCTTTTAGCAAAGGTAAGAGCATCCTCAGTCTGCTCAAAGGTATCCATCAGGTCAGTAATATCGAGGGTTTGTTTCCAATTAGCCATGTAATTCCCCTTAGATTGAATAGTGTTTCTGTTGAACGGCAACCTCGTAGCCCAAAGACCTAATAGTCTTCAAGGCATCAATGGTCAAAGTCTTATTGCCAGTCAGCCGAGCAAGCAACAAAGCCTGATTACATAAGGGATAGAAGGTATCTTTCCCGTACACATTCTTTACTTCAACTTCGATAATCATAATAACTCCTAGCAGGTGGTTAGTAAGGCTCTCATGTAATGAGTGATTACATTTTCTCGAATAACCCAAAAGGGTGTCAAGCGTTTTGTGAAAATAAATTTGACCCTTGCTGGATAAGGCTCAGAGGGTGATTGCATGGGCTCTATAAGGGCTTACTTGTGGATCAGGGCTCACAAAAATGAAAAGCAGGGCATTGTGGCTCGCCTAAAAGCGGGCAAATAGCGTAGCGGAACAGCCCAAAGTCTCAAGGGAGAGTAGAGAATAAGACCAGTCTCTTGCATGCCTATCCTAATTGCCCTAATATGTGGGGTATGCAGATTACCAAAAGATACCCATGAAAAGGCTTACTCGGAAAGATATCGAAGCAGGGCTTGAGACTATGCCGATTGATACGCTATTGCTGGGGGCAAGTCAGGCTAAGACATCCAAACTAACCCACAAGCAAAGGGAGTTTGCGAGGTCGATAGCACTAGGGGAAACCAAAGCAGGGGCATATCGGAAGGCTTATAAGAGCAAGGGGAAACCCCAAACTCAGAGCATTGAAGGGCAGAGACTGGTAAAAGACCCAGCGATATCCCTACAGATAGATGCGTTTAAGGTGGCTTTGGAAGCACAGAAATATCAAACTCCTGCTCACTTGAGGGCTCTTGCGATCCATAAGATCACGGAAAAGGTGCTGGATAAGGACTGTCCTCCAGCCCAGCAACTCAAGGCACTGGAACTACTGGGGAAGATAACCGAGGTCGCCCTCTTTACTGAACGGCGTGAGGTCGTAACTGTCAGTAACCCAGCCGAGATGCGTGAGAAACTCATGGCAAGCATCCAACTGGCAATATCGAATAGCAAGACGATTGATATGGAAGCACAATCCGCAGACGATCTACTGGCAGAACTCGTAGGCAATGCACCTATGGATGATGATGAAGGCAGTCATGACAAGCAGGATCATGTAACGGATGATGCGAATGGCACTATAACAACTGGTATAGAGGAAGTCGAAGGGGATTTAGAAGAATCTTTAGGGGGGCAGGCTTCGGAAAACGGGGATTTGCCCGACCCACCAGACCCCACCAACCAATATTTGGCAACGCCCTGCGTCACTGACTTGCATAGTATTCCACACACTCAATCACCCTAAAAATCAGCTATAACACCCTGTTATAGTGACCCCCCCACCCCTTAATAAAATGAGCCAAGCAGACAAAAATATTCTACCCAGAACACCCCCCCTTAGTGATTTGGGTCCCCTACTACAGGTGGATAGGTCAAATTTAGAGGATCGGCTAAAAAGGCTCAGCCCTAAAGACAGGGCGGTTTTGTTAGATAAGTTAAAACACTACGCTGTGGAGATCATCAATGACTAACCGTGAATTAGCGCTTTTACAGGCAGAACACAAGGTTGTGGATTACCTAGAGAAATTAGTCGTGCATGACCGAAACAGGCTTTTAAGAATGATGACCCATATAAAGTCCTGCATCATCGAACAGGACTCCAAAATGATTGCTAACCTGGTAATAGATCGTGCGAAGGAAAAGTAAAGATATGACTCCTGCTCAAAAAGAGATACTGCTAGTGATAGACAGCTTCTGGAAACGCTACGGGTTTGCCCCTAGTATTGATGACGTTATGTATTTAACGGGCGAAAAAGGGCGCGGTAATGTCAGTCGCAAAATGTGGCGTCTTGTCGAATTGGGGCTCTGTAAAGGGATCAAAGGTAAGGTCAGAAGTATTAGACCTTCCTACATAAAGGCGCACCACATTGAGTGATGCTCTAGGCAACTTATTGGCAAGTCTCCCAGAAGGTGATCGGGAGAACCTAATGAACATGGCGATGGCGTATAAAGACTCGCTGGTGCGGGATACTGCGCAAAAGTCATTTATGTCCTTTGTAAAGCAGATGTGGCCTGGCTTTATTCTCGGACGACACCACGCTTTAATGGCTAAAAAATTCGAGGAGATAGCCGAGGGGAAATGTAAGCGCCTGATTATTAATATGCCTCCCCGTCATACTAAGTCGGAGTTTGCCAGTTATTTACTGCCCGCATGGTATCTTGGAAAGTACCCGCATCGAAAAATTATCCAGTGTTCTAACACCGCCGAGCTTGCCGTAGGGTTCGGTAGAAAAGTCAGGAACTTAGTTGACGGAGAAACGTATGCCAAAATCTTCCCCAATGTCGCTCTTCGGACTGACTCTAAAGCTGCTGGTCGTTGGGCTACCAACGCTAATGGTGACTATTTTGCTATTGGTGTTGGCGGTACTGTTACGGGTAAAGGTGCGGATCTGCTCATTATCGATGACCCCCACTCGGAACAAGAAGCCGCTTTAGCCGCTGGAGACCCTACGGTTTACGATAAAGTCTTTGAGTGGTATTCCTCTGGTCCACGCCAACGACTTCAGCCAGGCGGGACGATTATTATCGTAATGACGAGGTGGGGTAAACGAGACCTGACGGGTAGGGTACTTCAGTCCATGGTCGAGCGGGACGGAGACGAGTGGGAAGTCATTAACCTTCCAGCCATTATGCCGAGCGGAAAGTCTTTATGGCCTGAGTTCTGGGCGTTAGAGGAACTCGAAAAGCTCCGCAATGAACTGCCTATTTCGAAATGGTCAGCCCAGTACCAACAAGACCCCAGTGCGGAAGCGGGAGCGATTGTTAAACGGGAGTGGTGGAAGATCTGGGATGGGGAAAGACCGCCGCCGTGTGAGTTTATTATCCAGTCTTGGGACACCGCCTTTACTAAAAACGAGCGTTCAGACTACTCGGCGTGTACGACTTGGGGAGTCTTTAATATGAACGAAGATCCCAACGACACCCATATTATTTTGCTAGACGCTCTGAAAGAACGGCTGGAGTTTCCAGAACTTAAACAAAGAGCCATGGAAATGTATAACGAATGGGAGCCCGATGCGTGTATCGTAGAGGCTAAGGCGTCAGGTGCGCCCCTAGTTTTTGAGTTAAGAAAAATGGGGATTCCTGTACAAGAATTTACACCAACCCGTGGAAACGATAAGATTACCCGTGTAAACTCTGTTTCAGACCTATTTGCATCAGGTAAAGTTTGGGCGCCCCGCAAACGCTGGGCAGAAGAAGTCATTGAAGAAATGGCAGCCTTTCCCAATTCAGACCACGATGACTTAGTGGATTCGGCAACACAGGCATTAATACGGTTTAGAAAAGGCGGGTTTTTACGGCTTCAAACAGACGAAGAAGACGAAATCCAGTTCTTCAAATCAAGACGCGCAGTTAGTTATTACTAAGGAACGATATGGCAATTGAGAAATCACTCTACGAATTACCCCAAGGACTTGAGGCTGCTGCTGCGATGCAAGAGCCAATCGAGATTGAGATCGAAGATCCCGAATCAGTCACTATCGGATTAGACGGTCTAGAAATTGAGATCGCCCCTAGGAAAGAAACGGCAGACGACTTTGACGCTAACCTTGCCGAGTATTTAGATGAGCGTGAACTCGCCCAGATCTGCGGTGATCTATTGGGTGACGTAGAGTCAGACGTGAGCTCCCGTAAAGACTGGATGCAGACTTATACAGACGGCATCGAACTCTTGGGTATGAAACTAGAAGAGCGTTCTGAGCCATGGGAAGGCGCCTGCGGTGTCTATCACCCCCTTCTTTCCGAAGCCTTAGTTAAGTTCCAAGCCGAGACGGTCATGGAGACTCTTCCTCCTGCTGGTCCAGTCAAGACTGTCGTAGTCGGCAAAGAGACTCCCGAAAAGATGGCAGCTGCCGATCGTGTTCAAAAGGACATGAATTATCAGATTACCGAAGAGATGCCAGAGTACCGTCCAGAGCATGAGCGTATGTGCTGGGGACTTGGACTTTCAGGTAACGCTTTTAAGAAAGTCTATTACGATCCAAGCCTAGGCCGTCAAGTCTCTTTATTCGTTCCAGCCGAAGATCTTATTGTCCCTTATGGCGCAACTGATCTTCAGTCAGCCGAGCGTGTTACCCACGTTATGCGCAAGACCGAAAACGAAATGCGCAAACTTCAGGTCGCAGGATTCTATCGTGATGTAGACCTTGGCGATCCAGTCTCTTCGTTTGATGAAGTAGAGAAGAAGATTGCCGAGAAGATGGGCTTTCAGGCTTCTACCGATGACCGATATAAGATCCTTGAGATCCAAGTAAACCTCGATATTAAGGGGCACGAGGACGAAGATGAAGATGGTAAATCAACTGGAATAGCCTTACCGTACATTGTGACCATTGAAAAAGGAACACAGAACGTACTGGCGATTCGCAGAAACTGGAGACCAGAAGATGAGACCAAACAGAAACGCAATCACTTCGTTCATTATGGCTACGTTCCAGGCTTTGGTTTTTACTGCTTTGGCCTTATTCACCTTGTCGGCGCTTTTGCTAAGTCTGGCACTAGTCTTATTCGGCAGCTCGTGGATGCAGGAACCCTCTCGAACTTGCCAGGTGGCTTTAAAACCCGTGGTCTCAGAGTCAAAGGTGATGACACACCAATCAGCCCAGGAGAATTCCGAGACGTTGACGTCCCAAGTGGAGTCCTTAAAGACAACATTCTGCCATTACCGTATAAGGAACCCTCACAAGTCTTATATAGTCTGCTTGGCACAATTGTAGAAGAAGGCCGCCGCTTCGCCTCCGCTTCAGATATGAAGATTGCCGACATGTCTGCCAACACCCCAGTCGGTACGACACTGGCTATTCTGGAGCGCACCCTTAAAGTCATGTCTGCTGTTCAGGCTCGTGTTCACTACAGTCTTAAACAGGAGTTAAAGTTATTGCGCGACATTATTCGCGATTACACGCCAGATGAATACAGCTATCAGCCAGATGTAGGAAACAGATTTGCCAAACAGTCTGACTACGATAACTGCGATGTAATCCCAGTATCCGATCCAAATGCGGCAACGATGAGCCAGAAAGTAGTTCAGTACCAGGCCGTCCTACAACTTGCTCAGCAAGCGCCTCAGTTATATGACTTAGGTATGCTGCACCGTCAAATGTTAGAAGTCTTAGGAATTAAAAACGCTAAAAAGCTGGTGAAGATCGAGGACGATCAGATGCCAGAAGATCCAATTACGGAAAACATGAACATCTTGAACATGAAGCCCGTAAAAGCCTTCCTATACCAAGACCATGAGGCACACATTCAGGTGCACATGAACGCCATGAAAGATCCAAAAATAGCGGCTTTAGTGGGTCAAAATCCACAGGCTCAGGCTATTCAGGCGGCGGCTCTTGCTCATATTCAACAGCACTTAGCCTTTGAATACCGTAAGCAGATGGAGCAAATCATGCAAATTCCTCTGCCAAACCCAGAGAATGATGAAGAACATATCCCACGCGATCAGGAAGTTCAGCTATCCATCATGGCAGCACAAGCCTCAGATGCCTTATTGCAACGCAATCAAACCGAAATTGCGGCGCAGCAGGCAGAGCAGGCTAAGCAAGACCCTGTAATTCAGATGCAAGCGCAAGAACTTCAGCTCAAACAAGCCGAAGAACAACGTAAAGCAGCCAAAGATCAGGCAGATGTACAAGAAGCAGCACAAAGATTAGAGCTTGAAAGAGAGCGAATTGCCTCCCAAGAGCGTATTGCAGCGGCTCAGATCCAAGCAAAAACTGGAAAAGACCAAGCAGAAATTGAAATTAAAGCATTACAAGCAATTAGAAAACCTCAAACAGGGAATAAACAGTGAATAAATATTTAGACTTCCTCTTAAATGAATACAGCCAACGCATCGAAATGCTCCAAAAGGCAGTCGCAGCGGGAAATTGTGTCAATCACGAGGAATATAAGTACGCATGTGGGCAAATTAGGGGTCTTGAGTCCGCATGTTTAACCATTACAGACCTCAAACAACGAATGGAGAACTCAGATGAGTGACCTACTAATCGGCTCAAACCCCGATGATGTAACAGCAACAACCGTTCTGCCCCAAACAGCAGAAGAAAAAGCAAAGCAACTACCTGAACCGTCTGGATACCGCATTTTGTGCGTAATCCCAGAGGTTGAAGAAGCCTATGAGAGCGGTATTATCAAGGCTGATAAGACAATGCACTATGAAGAAGTACTTTCAACCGTGTTTTTTGTCGTCAAAATGGGTCCAGATTGCTATAAGGACGCATCCCGTTTCCCAACAGGACCGTGGTGCAAAGAAGGTGACTTTATCCTAGCGAGACCAAACTCTGGCACACGTTTAAAGATCCATGGAAGAGAATTTAGGATTATTAACGATGACTCGGTTGAGGCAGTTGTTGAAGATCCCCGTGGAATAACCCGACCTTAAGGAAAAATCATGGCACAGCAAGAATACGAAGACTATAAATTTCCAGATGAGCCCAAAGCCGAGCAACCAGAGGCTGAGGAGGAGTTTGAGATTGTTATAGAAGATGACACCCCCCCAGAAGATCGGGGCCACTCACCTATGCCAAAGAATATCGTAGATGAACTAGATAATGATGATCTAGAGCAGTTTACAGGTAAGGCAAAAGAGAAGTTACACCAGTTAAAGAAGGTCTGGAACGATGAACGTAGGGCTAAAGATGCTGCCAGTAAGGAAGCCGCAGAAGCCGCACGGATTGCCCAGCAACTTTTAAATGAAAACCAACAGCTTAAGACACGGCTAACCGCTGGGGAGCAAACCTTGCACAATAAGTACAAGGAAAATCTTAGTTATGAGCTGGAAAAAGCAAAATCTGCCTACAAAGAGGCTTATGACTCTGGCGATTCCGACCGCTTAGTAGAGGCGCAGGAAAAATTGACCACCGTGCAGATGGAAGCAAAGCAAATTGAACGGTATAAACCAGAGTATTCAGAAGAGGCTTTACAAAATTCTGAAAGTCAGGTACAAATACAACAACAACCTCAACGATTGGAACCAAAAACACAATCTTGGCTGGACAAAAACAGCTGGTATGGGGTGGATGACGATATGAGCTTCCTAGCAATGGGGATCCATAGGCGCCTAGAACGTGAAGGAGTAGCAGTAGGCTCTGAACACTATTTTAGCGTCATTGACAAAGAAATGCGTCAACGTTTTCCTGAGAAATTTGAAGGTGGAGAGACCAAATACTCTTCAGAAGTAGAAATCAAACCTTCTACTAAAACTAGTAAACCGAGCACCGTAGTTGCTCCAGCGACTAGATCCACATCTCCAAAAAAGGTGCGTCTAACGCCTACGCAAGTACAACTGGCAAAGAAATTTAATCTAACCCCAGAGCAGTATGCTCGTGAACTTACAAAATTGGAGTCCCAAAATGGCTGAAAACAGAACACCTCGTGAAGTAGCAACTCGTCAACAAGATGCGCGCCCCCAGCAGTGGATGCAACCAGATTTGTTGCCAGAACCCGATAAGCAAGAAGGATTCGCTTATCGGTGGATCAGAGTATCTACGAATGGCAAGGCAGACCCCCGTAATATCTCAGCAAAAATGAGAGAAGGTTGGGAACCTGTACGAGTAGAGGAACAACCGAAGTTTCAACTGCTAGTTGATCCCGATAGTCGTTTTAAAGACAACATTGAGATTGGCGGGTTGTTGTTATGCAAGACACCAAAAGAGTTTGTAGAGCAGCGTAATAAACATTACACCGCTCAAGCAGATGCTCAGATGATGGCTGTAGACAACGCTCTTATGCGTCAAAGTGATCCGCGTATGCCTCTCTTTAACGAGGGAAAAGCTACAACGTCCTTTGGCAAAGGTAGTTAATTTTATTTAATCAGGAGATTTATTATGGCTTATCCAAGCGTAACAGCTCCATACGGCTTAGTTCCGATCAACAGCGTAGATGGCAAACCCTACGCTGGTGCAACCCGTCAATTGCCAATCGCAAGTACTTATAACACTGCGATTTTTAACGGGGATATCGTGGCTGTAGTCGATGGCGGCACTATTGCACTATCAGGCGTTTCAGACAACTCTACTGGCTCTGCTGCTAACTACACTTATGGTGTATTTGTTGGCGTTCAGTATGTAAACAGTCAAGGCCAAACCGTTCAGGCTCAATACTATCCAGGTAATGCCGCTGCTACCAGCGCTGTTGCTTATGTAGTTGACGATCCTATGGCTGCCTTTAAAGTAGCTGTTGTACACGCAAACAGCGTGGTTACTACGGTAAACCGTAGCATCGTAGGCGTTAACATGGCAGTCCAGCAAGAGTCACCACAAGGTAACACTACTACTGGTAACTCTAATACTGGCGTTCTTGTTGCTACCAATGATGCTGGTAACGCAGCTACCCTGCCTGTTCGTGTTGTTTCTGTAATTCCTGAAACTGCGACCAGCGCAACGGCCTTCACTGAAGTTGTAGTGAAGTTAAACAACCCACAAATACTCCGTGCAACGGGTATTGACTACGCTGCTTAAGGAGCTAAAAAATGGCTATTTCACGCGCACAACTACTGAAAGAGTTGCTCCCAGGATTGAATGCATTGTTCGGTCTTGAATATGCAACGTATGGCGAACAACACAAAGAGATCTACGAAACTGAGACCTCCGAGCGTTCGTTCGAAGAAGAAACCAAGTTGTCAGGCTTTAGTGCCGCCGCCGTTAAAAACGAAGGCGCACCAATCGCTTATGACAATGCACAAGAGGCATTTACTGCTCGCTATACCCACGTAACGATCGCTCAAGGTTTCTCTCTGACCGAAGAAGCAATTGAAGATAACTTGTATGACTCCTTGTCTGCTCGTTATACCAAGGCTTTAGCTCGTTCCATGGCGTATACCAAACAAGTTCGTGCAGCTTCTGTATTGAACAATGGTTTCAGTGCTTCTTTCCCAGGCGGTGATGGCGTTGCGTTGTTTGCAACTAACCACCCACTCGTTTCTGGTGGAGTTAACTCAAACGAGCCAGCAACTCCTTCTGACTTAAACGAGACTTCTTTGGAAGCCGCCGTTATTCAGATCGCTCAGTGGACAGACGAGCGCGGTTTGCTCATCGCTGCTAAGCCTAAGAAGTTGATTGTTCCACCACAACTCCAGTTCGTTGCAACTCGCTTGCTCGAAACGGAATTGCGTACTGGTACAGCTGACAACGACATCAATGCACTGAAGAACAATGGTTCGATTCCAGAAGGTTATACAGTTAATAACTACCTGACCGAGCCAAATGCATGGTTCTTGACCACTGATGTTCCAAACGGCATGAAGCACTTTGTTCGTACACCATTGAGCAATTCGATGGACGGTGACTTTGACACTGGCAACGTACGTTACAAGTCTCGTGAGCGTTATTCTTTCGGATTCTCGGATCCGCTCGGAATGTTCGGTTCACCAGGCGCTTAATCAGCACCTAAGTTGTATAGACCCCGCCCACAAAGCGGGGTTTTTTATTTGCTAAAACCGCTTGCACAAAGTCAAAATAGTAGTAATATTACGGTACGTCTAGGAACTTTTTACTTGTATCGACTGACCTAGCAGACGTTATAGAGACGATACAAGGATGTGCTATAACACGGAGATTTTCGATCATGGCAAAAACCACATTTAGCGGTCCAGTAAACTCGTTAGGCGGCTTCATGCAGCCTGTTAACTACATTACTTCCGCAGACACTTCCCCTATTAGTATTGACGCAGGCTCTACCTACGTTATTCTAGCAACAGCTCAAGGCGGTCCTGCTGCTGCGGTTACTTTGGTACTTCCAGAAGTAACTAGCGGTACTTTCTTGCCAGGACAATACCCAGCTGATCAACGCTATAACGGCATTCGTGGTCAGGTATTTAATCAAGATGACACTTTAGTGCATATCCTCAAGGGCTTTGGCACACAACCAGTAAACGAAAACGTTGCTGGTGCAAACGTTGCTACAGAATCTGTTGTTCAGTGGAGTGGTAACGGCAATCAATCAGCTCCTTGGTTGGCTATTACTAGCTCATTAGCTGGCAACGCTTAATTAATCTCATGGACTAGGGAAAACCCTAGTCTACTTAACCTTATTGGAGATTAATTATGGGTATGCAATATGACGTAAGTTCAGCGTCCAACACCGCAAGTGCAACATATTTTGCTGGTCCAGCGCGCTTAAAAGCTGTGTATTTTACTGGTACGGCTAATGCTGGCTCGATTACATTTAGAGACGGTGGAGCTAGTGGTGACATAAAACTCACACTCCCATCAATTGCTAATGCAACCGCACCGACATACATGCTGATTCCTGGTGAAGGTATTCGATTTAGCACTAATTTGTATGCTAACTTGACTAACGTAGCTGCGCTAACAGTAATTTATGGCTAAGAAAAAGGGTGTCTCTCTTGCGATTGGTCGTGGTGAAAAGCTGCCTGTATCTAAGGGCGCTGGGCTTACCGCCAAAGGTCGTGCTAAATATAATGCAGCGACTGGCTCGAATCTAAAGGCTCCACAGCCTGAAGGTGGCGCCCGCAAAAAGTCATTCTGTGCTCGTATGTCTGGTATGCCAGGACCAATGAAAGATGAGAACGGCAAGCCTACCAGAAAGGCTGCCTCTTTAAAGAGGTGGAAATGCTAAATATGATGGAGCTTTGGACTGGTGGGTTGACCATATTCATGGCATTGATTGGATATATCATGCACGAAAAGTTCAATGAGCTTGGTCGTATTAGTATTTTATTAAACAAGACAAGAGAAGAGGTTGCCCGTGATAACGTTACTAAAGCAGAAGTTGACCGCATTATGGAGCACATTGATGCTCGCTTTAATAAACTTGAAAGCAAAATTGACCAGCTTATTCAAAGGTAAGTAATGCCAACCGTATCAAAAAAGCAACATAATTTCATGGCAGCTGTGGCTAATAACCCAAAATTTGCCAAAAAAGCAGGTGTACCTTCTGCTGTAGGAAAAGACTTTCTAGAAGCAGACAAAGGTAAAAAGTTTCGTAGTGGTGGCCTTACATCCAAAAAAGCTGGTATTAATAGGCAAAGAACCAACCACGGAAAGATCCAGATGCCAAATTACAGCTTATTAAAGTATGCTGGCAAGAAGGAAGGTGGCGTTACAACTGAAAATCAAAAGGACAAAGACATGAAAAAGATGAACCCAGGCATGATGGCTATGATGGCTAAAAAGAAACCAATGAAAATGGCTGACGGCGGTATGCCGATGGTTATGAAAGATGGTAAAAAAGTTCCAGAGTTTGCTGCTGACGGCAAAGGCAAGATGGCTAGAGGCGGTATGGCTCACTCAGATATGGCTAAAGACAAGCCTATGATGAAAAAAGTAGCCAAAGCAGAAGTTAAGGGCCACGAAAAGAAAATGCACGGCATGAAGCATGGCGGTATGGCAGTTAAGAAAATGGCTAAAGGTGGTGGCTGCGAGGTTCGTGGCAAAACCAAAGGTACTATGGTTAAGATGAAAAAAGGCGGAAGCTGCTAATGACTAAGCCTGTAGAACCCGTTAGTCCAGCCCCAAAAGTCGGGGAAGGAAAGTCCTTTCTTGAAAGGATGGAACGGGGTATGAAGAATGACGATCCTGAGACTAGAAGACAGTTTGCCGAAAAGTTAGAAAAGTACGTTAACGAAGGTAAGGCTTTAAAGGAAGCTAGGAACGAATATAAGAAGGTTCCTGGCTTATCCAGAGCAGGCAGTGGTGGCGGCGGCGATTTTAGCGGTATGAAAGGTTTAGACAAACCGTTTAAAGCTGGTGGTAAGGTATCTAGTGCTTCTAAACGAGCTGATGGATGTGCCATCAAAGGTAAAACTAAAGGACGCATGGTATGAAAAAGAAAGTTAAACGCTACCAAGATGGTGGCATAACCATTAATCAACCTGCACCAGCTCCAGAACTCCCAGGTCTTGGTGGATACGGGAGTGGTACTAATACTTATCCGTTTCAATCATCGGGTTCTGCGCCATCTGCAACAGATACAGGTTCTGGCGTAAATCAGACATTTAATATTCAACCATCTGCTCAATCTGGGCAGCCCGCTACTACAATGAAACGTGGCGGAAAAGTATCATCAGCATCTCGTCGTGGTGACGGGTGCGCAATCCGTGGAAAGACGAGGGCTTAAATTATGAGATATGCACCAGGAAAAGTACCAGCAAGACCATTACCAGCAGCGCCTTCAAGACCAACTATTCAACAGCAAGTTGCTGGAACTAGACCAGTAGGAGCAGTTAGACCAAAAGTTGGTCCTTTTGGTGGATTTAGTGGGGATCCAAAACCAGCCCCACAAATAGCAGCTATGAATAATATGTTGACTGGAAGACCGCCAGGTGGGGTACCAGCTCCACAGGCTGGTGCTATGAATAATATGTTGGCTGGGAAACCACCAGGTGGAATGAAAAAAGGCGGTAAAGTATCTTCTGCTTCAAAACGTGCTGATGGCTGTGCTGTTAAAGGCAAAACCAAAGGTAAGATGGTATGAGACCCTCTAGGGGTATGGGCGCCATAATGCCAACTAAGATGGGTAAAGGCGTTAAAAAGAAGCGCCGTGACAACACCGACTTCACTCAGTATGCTGAGGGTGGTAAGGTTAATGCTGCGGGTAACTATACTAAGCCTAGCCTTCGTAAGCGAATTGTTTCAGAAGTTAAAGCAGCTGCAACACATGGTACTGGCGCAGGTCAGTGGTCGGCTCGTAAAGCTCAATTGGTAGCTAAAAAATATAAGGCGGCTGGTGGTGGGTATAAATGAGTGGTTTAGCAAAATCACAGCGTTCTTTAAAGGCTTGGGGAGACCAAAAGTGGACAACCAAGTCGGGGAAAAAGTCGTCCGAAACAGGCGAGCGATACCTGCCAAAAAAGGCAATACAAGCGCTAAGCCCGCAGGAGTACGCAGCAACAACACGAGCAAAACGAGCAGGCAAAGCGCAGGGAAAGCAGTTCGTGCCCCAGCCAGCAAAAGTAAAAGCAAAAGTAAAGCCGTACCGAAAGGTTAAATAATGAGCACTACTGGACAAACCGCTTTTAACTTAGATATGAATGACCTCATTGAAGAGGCGTTTGAGCGTTGCGGTTTAGAAGTTCGATCAGGTTATGACTTCCGTACAGCAAGACGGTCACTTAACTTGCTCACAATCGAGTGGGCAAACCGTGGCA